AATAATATGGTTGATAGTGGAACTTTAGAAGAAGCTAAATTCGCTGTTTCAGGATTAATGATGAAAGCAGGAATGAATTTCAATCCTAAACAACCTGAGTTATTTGAAGGAACTGGTGATGTTACTTCAACTGATGCTTATGAAAGTGTTTCACAGGTTACTGATGCAATGAATGACCCAAGATATGAAAAAGACCCATCTTATAGAAAAAAAGTAGTTGATAAATTAGCTAGGTCTTCAGTTATGTAATGATTAGAGATTATAAGAGAGAATATAAAGTTCGTAGTCAGAAAGACCGAGATGATAGGTCTTACCGAAGACGTGCTAGACGTTTACTTATAAAAAAATTAGGAATTAAAAGACTTAAAGGAAAAGACGTAGACCATAAAGACGGAAATCCAAGAAACAATTCTAGAAAAAATTTAAGAATACGTTCTAAATCTTCAAATCGTAGAAGTAATTATGCTTAATTTTATACTTCCTATTTTAAAAAATCCTTTAACAAGACTTATCGGTCAAAAAGTTATTGGTGGCATACAAAATAAAATTGCAACAGATAAAATAATTAAAGCTAGAGAGATTGAAGCAGCAAAGACTATAAATTTAGAACAGATAAAAGCTAGTACAACATCTTGGAAAGATGAATATTTAGTTGTGATATTTGGATTAGTTTTCGTTGCAAATTTCGTACCATATTTACAAGATTATATGGAAAGAGGTTGGTCTATTTTAGAAAAAGCAGACCCACTATTTTGGTATGCCATGTTGGCTTTAATTTCGGGAAGTTTTGGAATGAATTTAACGAATAAGCTAAAAAATAAAAAGAAGTAATGGCGAAACCTAAGTATGGTGCAACTGTAAATTATAAAAAAACTTACAAAGGTACTTCAATAGGCAAGAAACCTATAACTTCCACAATGAATAAAAATAAAAGAAAAGGCAGAAGTAAAAAACAAATAAGAAGAAGTAGAAGAAGAAGTAAATAATCACCATCTCTCATTAGAGAGGTGACTTATTTGAAAATTAAGATAGCCAGTTACGACTGACAACTTTCCCAAATGAGAATGAGGTTTGTTTAACAATAACAATAAGGAGTAAACATTATGTCAAATAGTGTACCTTCAAGACTGGGCTTAGTAAATAATACTGGCACAGCTTACGATGCTCTTTTCTTAAAAGTATTCTCAGGGGAAGTACTAGCAAGTTTTGGTCGAGAGAACAAAATGCTTGGTATGACTACTGTTCGTACAATAAGTAAGGGCAAAAGTGCAACCTTCCCAACTTCGGGGACAATTTCTTCGAGTTACCATACTCCAGGAAATGAAATTCTCGGAACGGCAGTTTTGCACAATGAACGTATTATCAATATTGATGATATGTTAATTTCTCATGCTTTCATCGCGGAAATCGACCAATTAAAGAATTTTTGGGACGCAAGAAGTGTGTACAGTAATGAGATGGGCAGAGCTTTAAGTAACAAGGTCGACCAGCATTTATGTCAGTTAATGGTATTAGCTAGTCAAGCTAGTGCAAATGTAACTGGCGGTAATGGTGGAACTGAAATTACTGATGCCGATGCTAAAACAAACGCGACATCATTAATCGCTTCAGTATTTGATGCAAATCAAGCACTTGACGAAAATGATGTACCAACAGCCGACAGATTTTGTGTCGTAACCCCCGATGTGTATTATCAACTATGTAATGTTGATAAATTAGTTTCTAGAGACTTCTCTAAAAACAATGGTGACTTCGGTTCAGGCACAGTTGTTTCAATCGCAGGAATACCAGTAATAAAATCAAATACTGCTAAACTTGCTTATGATGACAACTCAGGTGCAATTTCAGGCACAAATAACACTTATAATGTAGATGCACAGCACATCGCTGCTACTGTATTTCACAAAAGTGCTATCGGTACTGTGAAACTGAAAGATATGGTCATGGAAAATACTTATGACCCAAGAAGACTAGGAAACTTGCTTACTGCAAGACTAGCTCTTGGACATGGTATTCTAAGACCTGAAGCGGCAGTTTCAATCAAACAAGCATAATAATTAATTTTATTACGCAAGGTACAGGCGGAGTTAACACAGACAATCCGCCTGTGCTAAATTTATAGGAGAACAGAATTATGATGTGTTGGTTTTGTAAACTGCTTAAAAAGATAAAGAAGTTCTTAACTGAAGATGACAATAGTAACAAGAACAACTGAATTAGAAGCAGTAAACACAATACTTAGTAGCATTGGTGAAGCACCTTTGAACTCACTAACAGGAACTTTACCTGTTGACGGTGTAACTGCTAAAAATGTTTTAGATGAAATATGTAGAGAAGTTCAATCAATGGGTTGGCATTGGAACAGCCATTATAAGGTAGATTTAAGTAGAGATGGAGATAATAAAATTCCAATTGGTACTGATGTATTAAGAGTTAAACTAAATGATAGATATGACAGGTCTTCTTTTGATGTAGTTCAAAGAGATAGTTATTTATATAACCTAGCAAAAAATGAAGATACATTTACCCAAGATTTTGAAGACAATGATGTTGTTTATCTTTTAGATTTTTCAAAAATTCCTGAACAAGCTAAAAGATATATTACAGTTAGAAGTGCTAGAGTTTTTCATGATAGAACTTTAGGAGCAAATACACTTCATAAATTCACATCAGAAGATGAAGCAAGAAGTTTAGCAGTATTAAGACAAGCTGAAACTGAAACTGGTGAACACAATATTTTTAATAGTTATTTACAATCATACACAGTTAACAGATAGAGATGCCTTTAATAGCAAGAACCATTCCAAACTTGGTTCAAGGGATTTCGCAGCAACCCGAAATCCTAAGACTGAGCAGTCAGGCAACAGCGCAAATTAATGGCTTCAGCTCAGTTGTTGAGGGATTAAAAAAAAGACCAAACACAAGTTATATTGCTAAATTAACAGGTTCATCATTGGCTAATTCTTATGTGCATACAATTAATAGAGACACAAATGAACGTTACGTTGTGGTTCTTACTAATGGCGCAATAGCGGTTTATGATATAGCGGGAAATGCGAAGACGGTAGTTAGTCAAACCGATGCTACAAATTATTTAGCTTCGTCAGACCCAAAATCAGATTTTGTTTGTGTAACCGTAGCCGATTACACTTATGTTTTAAATAAAACAAAAACTACGGCAATGTCGGCAACGACTTCGGCTGCCAAAATAGAACAAGCAGTTTATTCTGTTCTTCAAGGAATTAATTCAACAAAATATTCAATCACCATAGATGCAACTACTTATAATTTTACTAGCTCCAACACTGACACAGAGGCAATCCGAGATGGACTTTTTAGTGCAGTTGGTTCGCCTACTAATGTCACAGTAACAAAAATTGGAAACAGTTCGTTTTCATTAGTTAAGTCTACTGGAACTCTAAGTGTTTCTGCTAGTGATGGATACGGAGATGACGCAAGTCAAATTGTAGGGGACACAGTACAAAACTTTTCAGATTTACCAAGTCCTGCAATAAATAATATGGTTGTTGAAGTAACTGGTGATGCAACAACTTCATTTGATAATTATTTTGTAAAATATGATGAAGGAAATGATGTTTGGGACGAAACCGTAGCACCTGCAACTAAAACTACTATTGATGAAGATTTAATGGTGCATGTTCTAATAAGAACTGCTGATGGTAATTTTAGATTTACACAAGTTGATGGAAGCACTTATACGATTTCAGCAACAGATTATGATGTACCTTCTTGGGGTACAAGAGTAGTTGGAGATTTAGATAGTTCTCCTGACCCAAGTTTTATTGGTAAAAAAATCAATGACATATTCTTTCATAGAAATAGATTAGGTTTTATTGCTGATGAAAATATCATCATGTCTAGAAGTGGTGAATTTTTTCAATTTTTTAATGAGACAGTTACACAAACATTAGACACTGACCCAATAGATGTTGCTTCCACTTCAAAAAAAGTAGCAATACTTCGACATGCTATATCGTTTGATGAGGATTTATTGCTCTTTTCAGACCAAACTCAGTTTATTCTTACAGGTGGACAAACACTAACAGCTTCAAATGTATCAATTAATACAACAACCGAATTTGAGACATCAACAACATCTAAACCTATTGGGGCAGGAGCTAATGTCTTCTTTACATTTAACAAAGGAAGTTACACAGGAATTAGAGAGTTTTACATTGCAAGTGATACAGATACAAAAAAAGCTGACGATATTACTGCGAATGTCCCAAAGTATTTGCCTTCTAATATTTTTAAACTTGCTTCTGCAACTAACGAAAACATTTTAGTAGCATTATCTTCAAATAGTGCTGACCAAAATGCTTTATATGTTTATCAATATTATGT